TTCATGTGCGTGGTCATGCCGTCGTTGCTCTCCCACTCGACGTTTTGCAGGTCGGACGCGATCGCCAGTTCAACCACGTCGTCGGTGGGCTTGATGAGCAGGGCCTCGTCGTCCGGTAGGGACGGGGCCATGATGATATCCGAGAGTTCGTTCGAGAACTCCTCGTTGATCCGTTCGAGCAGGCCGCGCTCTTGGTCGGTGCCCGTGTCCCACCGACGGAGTGCCTGATAGGCCCCGCGGCCTACCATCTTGAGGTAGCCGGTGTTTCCGGGGCCGTAGTTGGCGTCCTCGTTCGCCTCGATCGCGTCGAGGATATCGCCGCGCACCGTGTCGGCGTCGTTGTTCGTGTAGTCCGACCAGTTCGACCCGTCGAACGTGTTGCGGTCGGGGTGAGTGGCGAGGCCGGGCACGTCGTAGCCGTCGATCTGCCCCGTCCACCCGTTGATGGCGAGGTCGTCGAGCGCCTCGGCGACGACGCGGGCGGCCTTGCTCTGGTTCTGCGTGTCGAGCGCCTGCCCGGAGTTACGCGAGGCGAGCAGAGTTCGGTACGGGACTCGGAAACTCTTGTGAACGATCGGCAGGGGCACGCCCTCGACGCCGAACGTCGAGGCGTCCTCGGTCGAGCCGGTCTCGCCGCCCATGTCCACGTCGGCACTGTCGAACGTGCCCGTGGTCTGCCACTCGTGGATCAGGGTCGAGAGGTCCTCGTCGGTCGTGAGGCCGGCACTGCGTAGCCGGGAAACGACCTTGAGTTCCTCCTGTGCGACCTCGACGAGATTCTCGTCGAGCGTTTTCCACTCGTCCTTTTCGAGTTGCGCGTTGGCCCGTAACTGCGCCACCTGCTCGGCGGTGTTGGCGGCCATGCGCTCGCGCTCGTTGCGGCGGTGGCCCGCGAGTTCCGCTTGACTTGCGAACTGTGCGAACCCGGAACCGCCCGCGAGGAGACTCGCAGGCGACTTGTTGGCGTTGCCTTGAACTCTCATGTTAGTTCACCACCTCGACGCCGCACCGCACGGCCTCGGCACCGCCACCGTTATCCACGCTCTCGGTCGGGTAGGCGATCACTGCGTCGGGGTCGTCGCCGCCCGCCGTGTCGAGAGCGCGCAGTGTGCCGTCGCCCGCTGAGACGAGTGGCGTGGTCGGGTCCACGTTCTCGCCCGCGGCGAGCAGGGCGTCGGTCTCGACACCCGGCTCGACGTAGCCGAGAGAGACGCGCTCGCCTGCGGCGTAGTCGTCGCTCTTTTCCTTGAAGGGGTCGAACGGCAGATCCGCGAAAAGGGGGCGCGTGCCGTCCTGATTCGCGGCGTTCGAGTGCGGTTGAACGTCGCCGTTCGCGTCGTACTCGACGAGCATACCGGGCGTGATCGCCGCCGCGGCGTCGGCCTCGTCCTCGACGACACGTTCCGAGTTCTCGGTGAATACTGCGTTACTCATGGGTTAGTCGTCCCCGTTCATGGACGCGAGAGCGCCCACGTTCTCGGTGAGTTCCTGCGTCTCGTCCTCGTCGGGCGTCGGCGAGCCGGTGCCCTGCCCGACGTAGTTCACGCGGTCACCCTGCGGGTGGCCCGCGTTGCCCGTCGCGGCCCCGCCGTCTTCCGGCAGGTCCTCGGCGAGCGTTTCAAGAGCCTCGTCGTCGAGGCTCTCTACGGTCTCGCGGTCGTACTCGGTGTGCGCGACGACCTCGTTCACGGCCTGCTCGCGCTCGCTCTCGTTGAGGTCGGCCTTGAGAGCCTCGACGGTCTCGGTGAGGGCCTCGACCTGCTCGCGCAGGGCGTCGTCGGCGTCGTCGGTGCCGGCGTCGCCGTCGTCGGCGTTCGCGGCCCCGTTCGGTTCGTCGTCGTCGTGTGCGTCGCCGTCGGCGTCGTCCTCGACGGTCTCGGCGAGTGCGGCGAGGTCGTCCTCGTCCCACTCGTCGAGCGTCTCGGCGTCGAACGCCGACCGCTCGGCAAGGGTCTCGATATCGTGATCGGTCATGGTCTCGGTTGTGGTCTCGGTGGTCTCGTCCGACGCGTTCGCCGCGGTATCGGCGTCCTCGTCGGCGTCCTCGTCCTCGTCCTCGTTCGCCTCGGCGCAGTCCCCGTGGCACCCGCACCCACACCCGCCGCTCTCGGTTTCGAGTTCGGCCTCGTCGTCGAGACCGAGGACGCCGAGAACGCGGTCGCGGAACCGCGGGTCGTCGGTATCTGCGTTCGAGGTCGGATCAAGTAGCGAGTTGACGCGTGGGACGCCGCACCCGTCGGCCCACGAACACGCGCCGCGCTCGTTGGGGAGTAGGGCGAGGTGATCGGGCAGTAGGTCTTTCTGCACGACCTCGTACTGCTCGCCCTCGTGGCGGCCCTGCGTCCGCACGGGCCGGTGGAAGTAGCCAGTAGATACGTCGAGGGGGTCGCCCTCGGCGATCCGTTGGGCGGCCTCGACGGCCTGCTCACCGACCTGTGTCACCCGCTCGGCGTTGGCCCACGCCTCACCCTTGAGTCCGCGGATATCCTTGTCGGCCTCGACGTTGGCGAGGAAACCGACCTGCATATCCTCGATAAACGGCATTTGGTTCGCCGAGACGAACTCGGCCTCGCCGTCGTCGTTGGTCTCGATCGGGTGCCCGCTCACGCCCTCGTCGGGCGCGAGTTGCGCGGCCTGCGTGCCCTCGTCGGGCGGCGCGGTGAGCGGCTCACCGTTCCACCCCGGCACGGACTTTTGAATCTCGTCGAACCCGAGGTACCCGCCGTTAAGGACGCCCTCGCGGACGAGAACGACCGGCGCGACAAGGTACTCGTTCTCGTTGAGAGTCTCGACGCGCACCTCGTCGCCGTCGGCTTCTGCGTTTAGTGTAGTGAACTGCATGGTCTCGGTAGCGGTCTCGGGTGGTCTCGGGACCGCGGCGTTCGCCGCGGTTACGTCGGTAGTCTTTCGGCCCGCTCTTGAACTTTCGGCTTGTGCCGCGCGGGGCCGCGTCGGGCCGCGTTAGTAGCGAAGGCCAAGCGAACATATCAGGTTTATCGCAACAACAACCGGCGAGATTTACCGGCAACGGGCGGAGAAAACCTGAAACCGCAAGACTGCGGTGAAGTGTCGTACCCTACAGGTTCACAAATAACTACGTCTAACTGTGAACGTGGACGTACATGGCGCTACTCGCCGAGCGTCCGCCGCGGGATCAGCCCCGTCGTCCCGAGCGTCGTGAGCGTGAGGAACAGGGCGAGGCTCGTTACGTCGATCCCGACTCGGCGGCGAACGCCGAGGTTGCGTCGTTCGTCTCGCGCGGTCGGCTTGACGTTCCGACTCGTGCCGCGTCGGGCCGCGCGGGGCCGCGTCGCATATACCAAAGGTTTATATCGTTGGGCGATATACATAGAAGTGAGGCGAACGACCATGAAAGGCGAACCCGAGGAACTCCACGGCGAAGGTATCATGACGGAAAAACACGGCGCAACGACCGAGTGGATGGAAGCAAAGGGCGAGTGTCTCGCCTCGCTCAACGAGGGCGATACCGTCTACGTCCTCGACCGAGACCATGCTTCAACGAACACGAGCGCCGAATACGAGGTGACGACCGTGCCGACTATGGAATACGACTTTCACACGCCAGATATCAAAATCGTCGAGAAGGGCACGCTCGGCCCGGCTATCACCCTCCTCCCCGGAAAAGTTAGCACCGACGCAAAGCGGTAACTAACTCCTCCGCGGCGCTATTGCGATTTTCTCACAGGCACCCACGTACACCGGCAGTTGGGGTGAACGGGAATCGCACCCCGCGCCTCGCTCGTCGTGTAGACGGTGCCGGCGAGAGCGGCGCACTCGGGACAGACACGCCGGTCGCCGGCAGTGACGTGTTCGGCCATGAGCGTCACTCCCTCGACGCGTCCACCCACGTCCTCGTATCGGTTGAGCGCCCCCTCGTTGTGGGCGCGGATTACCTCGGTGCGAGCGACGAGCCGAGCGCGAGTGTCGCCGATCTTGTCGATCCGCCCGCTCATGCGGCGGGCGATCTTACGAGGGTTCTCGCCCTGCGTGATCCCCTCGGCGAGTTCCCGGCTCATTTGCTGGCCCATAGCCTCGGTGACCCCGCGCAGTTCGCGGTAGGAACGAGTGAATATCATGCCCGCCGAGTCCGCGTGTTTGGTCGCCCGGAACACGTCGTCGAGCGCCTGCTCCGGTGGGATTATCCCCTGCTCGACCATAGCGGCGTCGGCGTGGTGAACGCCCTTCTCGTAGCCACTGCGGATATACGTATTCCCCCACGGGCGGGCCGCCGTCGGGCCGCGTTGCTCGAATTTCCCGGCCTCAAGGACTCCGCGGTCGGTTTGTGTGTCGAGCCAATCCATGAACTCGTTCACTTTCCGCTCGTCGCTCGGAAAGTCGTAGGCGTGCGGTGAGGGCGGCGTGAGGTTGATATCTGGGTCGTTGGGCCGCCATACGGGCCGGGGGTGTTCGCCGGGCCACGCGTTGCCCTGCGCCCGCTTGAGGCCGAACACGTCGGCGTCGGTGATAGCGTATCGAACGACGCCCTTGAGCGCCCGGAACCGTCGCCCGACCTCGCCCTCGAACCGATCACGCAGGGTTTTCGTCGCCGTCGGGTCGTCCGACGAGTGCGGCCACGGCCCCGCGTTCGCCGCGAGGTCCGACGCGGCCCCGTGGTCGTGGGCGTGGCTCATGCGTTAGTCCCCGTCGGCTCGGGCCTGCTCGACGAGCGCGCTCGCGTCGGCCCGCCCTTCGAGCAGGTCGTCGAGGTCGGCGTCGTCCTCGCTCTCGGGAGTCGCCTCGCCACCTTCGCCGTCCTCACCCTGCGGCGGGCCGTCGCCCTCGTCGGGCGGGGTCGCGTCGGGCCGCGTCGCCCCGTCGTCCTCGGGCGTCGTGGACTCGGAGCCGCGCTCGCCACCCCAGTCGAACACCTGCTCGCGTATCTCGGCGACCGTGGCGAGTTGCGCCGGGTCGCCCATAGGGGCGGCCTTCTTGAGAGTCTCGGCGTCCTTGGCGCGTAGTTCGGCCTGTTCGAGTTCGTTGAGTGAGAACAGGTCGGGCCACTCGATCGAGTAGGTCTCGCCCTGCGGGTCGGGCAGTATGCCGAGCGAGAGCAGGCGATCGAGGAACGCCCGTAACATCCTCGGCTCGCAAAACTGTTCTCGGCGTTCCTCGATCCGCTCGTACCACGTCGCCCGGTCCTGCGTCGAGGCGAGTTCGCCCCGTTCCGAGCCCGTGAGCATACGTAGGGGCTGGCCCACGGTGCCGGCGACGTGCTTGAGTTCCTGCTCGACGATCCCCGTGGGATCGACGGCCTGCCCGCCTATCTCGTTGATCTCGGTGTTTCGAGACTTGAGGACGTTCCGCAGGCCGTGGTTCATTTCCTCGGCCTCGTCGCCGAGGTCGCCCATGTCCGACGGGCGACCGTCGCCCGTATAGTTGAGGTGTAGTTTCCGGTCGGCTCCGCGCCAAAACATCTCTGCCGAGCCGCCGAGGACTTTTTCGAGGTCGTCGAGCCGGTTGAGGACCGGCTCAAGTCGAGGCCGTCCGTATATCTCGTTTTCGAGCAGGTCCTCGGCGATATGGATCATGCGAGTGTAGTGAACCTCGCGCGAGCCATACTCGTCGTCGTCGAACTCGACCTCGTAGGTCTCGGGCAGGTCGTAGCGCGGATCGAGCGGGTCGGTGACCTTGTTAATCTCGACGACACGGGCCTGCGAGAACGTGGCGAGATAACCGAGGTCGTCCGGCCCGTCCTCGTTCATGGTCTCGGTGAGCGGGCGGTAGTCGCTCTCGGTGGCGGGGTCGGCGAGCGTAGTGTCGCCGTCGTCGTCGGCGAGGCCGAGGAACAGCAGGCCGTACTCGCCGATCCCGGTGAGTTTGTCGGCCCGCTTGAGGTAGTGTAAGAGCCGGTGTTCGTCGAACAAATGCTCGACGGCCTGCTCGAACTCGGTCTCGGCGTCGTCCTCGTCGCCCACCTCGGCGTCGTCCACGACTCGGGGCCGCTCGGCCCACGAGGCCGTAACCGGGGCGTCCACGATCCGGCGGGCGATATCGTTCCGCAGGTAACGGCGCAGGTAACTCTCCGCGTCGGGATCGCGCTCGTAGCCGAGGGTCTCGTAGTAGTCTCGATCGCCGTCGAACGCGAGGCCGGCCTGTCGGGCGAGGTTGTAGCGGTTGAGCAGGTCCGTGTCGTTCGTGGCGAGTGCGCGGGTGAGAACGGCGAGGTCGGGATCGGTGGCGGCGTTCGCGGCAGGCACGCCGCCCCGCGTCGAGGCCGCGCCCGTCGCCGCCCGGTCGGTCTCGGTGGTCTCGGTCTCGTCGACGCTCATGTGAATGTCTCGTGAGTCGAGGCTCTTGGTGTTTCGCCTCGTGCCGCGCGGGGCCGCGTCGGGCCGCACTCGGCGGTAACACGCTACCCCATTTTCACCACGTCGCCTTGGCCTGTTGCGTTTCCTTGGCGGCGAGCGCGAGCGCGTCTACCGTGTCGTCGTTCATGCCCTCGGGTGCCCCGTAGCGGATGTTTCCGGCCCGCGTGGTCTCGAACTCGAACACGCGC